GCACCAATACCGCTGCGCTTTGCTGCAATAGCTGCACCGCGGCTGGTTGGGCGCTTGCCGCCCTTGCTCTTAACTGCTGCAGGCTTGGCTGCTTTTTCAGGCTTGCCCAATGGCACTAAGCTAAAGTTAGTCATAACAGCGTCGCCGTTATTTACTGGTGCTAAGCCGTAGTATTCTTGGCGTGCCTCGTTTACGCTCATTGCTGGCTGCCCTGCTAACGCGGCTTTCATTTCCTCTAGCAATAATTCACGGTTCTGCGGTACTGGGTCAACAACATCAAGGTAAAGGTCTTTGCCGTAGCGTGGTACCAAAAACTCGTTAAGGTAGGTGGTTATTAAATCCATTTTCGGCTTAATGTTACGTGCCATAAACACGTAATGGCTAGCCTCAGCTGTAGCGCGGTTCATATTTTCGCCTGCGCCAATACCCAAAACAACCGCTGGCACTCTAAAGCCAGCAAGTATTTTGTCGCGCATTAAACGCATACCCTCTACAAAATCCATTTCTTTTTGGGTGCTTTGCGCTGCGGTAAACTTTGTACCCTTAGGCAATGCTGCAGTTTTGTATGCGTTGTCAACGCCTTTGTAAATTTCCTCAAATGATTTGCGCAGGTAGTCTAGCTGCTCAGGGGTATATGCTGCGTCGCTTTCCAAAAAGCCACCAATGTGCGCACCGTATCTAAAGAAATTACGGTTAAACTCAGTAGCGTAGCTGTCGGCGTCTATCCAGTCAGCAATAGCCTGCACGGTTCCTATGCCCTCGTAAATGTCTTTAGGGTTAGGGTATCTAATATGCAAAATTTCGTACGGTTCGTACGTTTTGGTAACGTTGCCCTCTTTGTAGGTATAGCCGCCTACAAATTCAGGCGGTGCAAGGCGGTTAATCTTAACCTTGCTTGGGTCTAGTAAGTAAATAGCGCTTGGCTTGCTGTCGCGGCTGGTTACGCCGTCCAAAAGCCAGTAAGCATTGCCCACTTGTTCTAGGTAGGCAGCGGTCAAATACTGCAATTCAAACCCAGTTTGAAATGGGTTAACAGCACGTAATGCCTGCAAAAGTTCGTGGTCGTCTAGTATTTCCTCGTCGCCGTTTGCTTTAACACGCTTTAAAACAAACTCCATTTTGCCCACTTCCTCGGCAATGGCTCTAATACACGCGTACACCCAGTTGTTGTACACGCTCATAGCCTTGGCTGGGCTAACTCTATTTTCTTGCGCCCAAATAGTAAACGGGTCAGCACCTATGCCTGTGGCTTTCGGTTGCTGCCCTTTTCTAAACGCTGCTGCAGCTGCGCCTAGTTTGTCTAGTAATCCCATTGTGTTGGTGTTGGTTAAATAAAAAAGGCTTTAACCTGCCACCAACATTAAAGTTAGTAACAAATTAAAGCCCTATAGTTCGTCTATTTAGGCTAGCCCAATAGTTTTTAAAAGCGCGTGCGGCGGTACAAAAGTATTATAGCATACCTAGCAAATTATTACCAGTAAAAACTGTTTATAAAACGTAAGTTTCCAACCCTTTTTTAAAGTCCTCAGGCTCGGTTAAGTTAATGCGCTGGCTAACACGCTCAATACTAACGGGTTTGCCGTTTTTAATTTGCAGCGTTACCTCGCCAAAGCCTAGTTTTTCTACTAGCTGCATTAAGTGTAACCACTCGCTGCTTATTTCCCTGCTAACTCTAATTGGTTGCTCTGCCATTTGTTTTTGTTTAATTTTTTAGCCAAGCACTACAACCTGCGGCAGCTGTACCCCGCCTTGGGTCATAATCCCTAGTATTAAGTTAATTAAAGCGTCCATTAAGTCGTCGTGTTCGGCAACGCCAAACTCGGTTAATTCCTCAATAATCGCCTCTGCCCCCTTTTCAGGGAATAAAACCGTACCGTTTTGTATAAAAATGCTTACTGCCTGCAGCTTTGCCCGCTTATCAGCCACGGTGGTAACAGGCACAATAGGCACCATATGGCTTTGCCCCACCTCAACGGCTGCCTTTTGGTAGGCGTTTGCCTCAACGTAAAACGTAGCCATACCAAAGGCTCGCAACACGTCGGCTTGCGCTTTCATATGGGTTATGGTCTGCCCAAAGCCAATGCGCAGGTGTACAGGGTTAGGCAATACGTAAATTTTGGGTAGCCCCTCTTGCACGCTGCCCACGCCGTTAACCATTGCCGTAAAGTCGGCGGTCTGCTTTTGGCTAATAGCCAAGTCCACGCCGCTGCCCACTATGGTTATATAGCTTGGCAATTCGCTGTAGCGGTGTATGTCCTCAGGCTTAATAATCTGCTCGTCCTCGCTTATAACCTTTAGCAAATACTCACGCAGCCAAATTAAATTACCCACCTTAGCCTTTTGCTGGTTCAGGTGCCAGTCGGTTGGGTACTTGCCGCGCCAATGGCATACGGTTGCCCCGCCCGCGGTTACAGTCAGTAGGGGGTAGCTGCGGTTAATAAAAATATGCCCTAGCCCGTCGGGGCTGTCGGTCTTGCGCAGGCGTGCCATAATCGCGTCTTTGTGCAGTTCGTTGCCCACAATAATTAGGCGGGCTTTAAATTCCTCAATAGCAGGAATAACCACGCCCCTAATCCAGCGGTCTGTTTTATCGCGGTAGGCTTTGCTTTGCACCTTTTCTATTTCCTCGCAGTCGTCAATTACCACCAAGTCAGGGCGGTACTGCTTATGGCGCAAGCCTCTAATTTTCTGCCCACGGCTGCGGCTCATAATGCGTACGCCGTTAGCCAGCAAAACGTTGGTTTCAGTCATTTTGGTGCTTAGCTTTTCGCTTGATATAACGCTGCCAAAATCCTGCTCAATAAGTACATTGCTCTGTAGTTCCTCGCGTAAGTTGGCAATGCTCAACTTGCCCACGTCGTCGGTTTCGTTAACTAATATAATAAAATGCGCCTTTTCAAATAACGCACACCATAGCACAAAGGCTAAGCTAACAATACTGCTTTTGCCGCTGCCTCTAAATCCAGTAATGGCAATAAGCTGCTTTGCCCAGTCCTCTAGCAATTCCACCAACTCAGCGTGAAAATCCGCAGCGGGTAAGTCCCAGTAATGGCTTAAATAAACAGCCATAAAAATAGCAAAATTGTTTTCTGCTAGGGTAATGCGCAGTTCGGGGTCGTCCACAATGCCTTGTAATTCCTCAGGGGTTAAACCCTTTAGGTAATCAAGCTGTTGGGGTAGTTCCTGCGTCGCCATTTTCTGCTGTAGTTCCAGCAGTTGTTGGGGCAGCGGTGCTTTGTACATCAATAGTTGGTTGGTTGTTTGTTGGTTTTATAAGCCCTATGTTTACAAAAGCGCCAATAATTGCAGCCTTGCGCTCAGGGTCAATTAGTAATTTGTGCTTAAAAGTTAGGCTGCCAAGCTGCCTTTCAAATACGCCCGCGTCCATTTCAGCCTCAAACAGCGCTTTGTCTGCTGCCAGTATTGCCTTGCCCGCAGCCACACGGTCTTTAGGTTCCACGCTTGGGCTAATCAGTAGTTCAATAAAATGCTCAATTACCGCTGCGGTGGTGTCCTGCATTTGGCTTATGCGCTCGGTAACTTTGGTGGTGTCTAATCTAAATTTGCGTTCGGCGTCTATTTTGTTTTTCAGTTTCAGTAGGTAATGGGGGTCTATGGTAACTGGGTCGGCGGGGTCGTAGCGCAATTTTTCCCTAATCGCGTGTACGCCTAAGCGCGGGTTAAACGCTAGTATGCCGCGTACCCTTTCCATTAAATACTTTTCACGTTGTTTACCGTATCTAGGCATTAGTTGTTGCTTTAAGGTATTGGCTCTGTACGCACCAGCAGCCGTGTATGTAAACAATTTTACCGTCGTTAAGTCCAGCTATTTGCTCAGCGCTCAACTGCTTGGCAAATACTTTTGAAAAACTGGCGGGCAAAACCAGCGGGGGAAAATCATTTTGCCACTCGTCGGAATTTAAAATTATTTTTTCCACAAAATTATTTTTACTTTTTTGTTAATCAAAAACTATAACCAATTACTTAACCAATAACTATAAGCAAAAGCTAATGGTTAGGTCAGTCCCCCACTCTCCCCTACTTTCGGGTGTGCCACTTTTGGGCTGTTTTCGGGCGTTCGGTAGGGTAGGGGATAGCGTTTTATTGGGGTTTTTGCATATTTCCCTGTTTACCACTCCCCCGCCCCTTTTTAGCGGTAGGGGGGTATAATTTCCCAATTTTCCGCATTTCAGCCTTGCTGTATGGTTTGGTTCGGGGTGGCATTACCCCAGTTGGCACGCCTAGCGCCTCTTTAACCTCGGCGGTCTTTATCTTTTCCTGCAGGCGTTCGTTAACCCGCCCAAGGTAATACGGCATAAAGCTAATAACCTCACTGTGCGGCAGCTTTAACTCGTCCTGTAAAAACTCTAGTACCACCTCAGCCAATGTACCAATAGCTAGGCTTTGGTATTTACAGCCCGCGCAGTTCAGGTTTTCCCCTGTTATTTGTATGTTCACTTTTGCGGGCATAGCGTTACATATGCTTTTTAATAAACTCAATGCGTCCCTTTAAGTATGTCTGGTGTGCAGCCTTGCTGTCTATATTTTTTTGCATTGTGGTAATCGTTTGGTGTGCAAGTGCCTGCGCTTTTTCCGCGCCCTTTAATTCCTCGCTCACGTCTTTGGCTTTGTCGCGGTCAGCTTTGGTGTGGCTCGCTTGTAATTCCTCTAGCTGCTTGGTCAGTTCAACCACCTTGGCGGTGCGCTCGTCCAGCACCACCTGCACGTCGGCAACACCCTTGGCTTGGTGGGCGCTGTCAATTTCGCTAGTCCATAACTCAGCGTACAACTGTTTAATCAGCTGGCGCTTAACTCGCTTTTTTTGTAGTAATTCAAACATTGTTTTGTTGGTTAATTATTGGTTCGCACGGGTCAGTTTGCGGCAGTAACTTATTGCACGGCACCTGCTTGCCGCAGCCCTCGCAGGTCAGCAGGCATTTGCTGTGGTCGGTAATCGGTATGCCCATATGGGCGCCCTCTACCTTGCCGCAATGTTCGCAAAATAGCCCGCCTTGGCTATCCCCTACCCTATCCCCTACTGCGTCTTTATTAGGGTTTTGCTCTCTTTTTGGGGTAAATGTGCCGTCGCACTCACGCGGCGCATAGGTATTATTGGCGGTTTTGTCGTGGCGCCATACGTGGTTTTGCATTGGGTTATTCCTCGGTAATAGGCATAGCCTTTAATGTGCGGGTGCTTTCCCAGTAGGCTTGCGGCTCAACGCTCAATTTGCGGTGGAAAAAATCGCCCCGCAGGTTCATAAGCGTGCCGTCGTCCTCAAAGATAAACACGCGCAGCCAGTCTTTGCTTTCGTGTTTTTTCGCAGCCACGCAGGTTTTGCCCAAGGTCAGTAAGGTTGCGGCAAACGGTAAGCTGTCAATTTCCATTGTGTCTGTGTCGTTCATTTTGTTTGGTTAATTACTTAAACTTGTGTGTTGCTTTCACTACTCGGCGCCATAGAAATGCTGGCACCCACCAAGGCTTAGCGCCCTGCGCTGCTTTCACTTCCGCGCGTATTACTTTGCGCAGTTGCTTTGCCGCCTTTTTGTTGCTCGTTGTCATTTTTCTTTGGGCTTAATGCTTTAAACTTTTTAGCTGCCAACGCCCGCACAATATCGTTGCTGGCGCCCAAGGTCATATTTTGTATGTCCATTAGCAGGTTATCAGCAATAGGCTGGTCGTTGTATAAAAACTCTATCTGCACTTCAACCATTCCCTTTTTGTCAGGGCTTAGCGCATAGTCGTAGCTACCGCGCACGTGCTTGTCGTTCACAAATAGCGCGTCCAGTATGCCTTTAAAAACATTGTCGCCGTCAGGGGTGGCTTTGTTTTTCCAAAGTATTTTAATATCCACTTTGGCGCTTACGTCAGGCGGCAGCAGTATTGGTTTACCGTGCCTAAACATCATAAGCGTATATTTGCCCAAGCCTGTTTTGTCAGGGTTCTGTTTTAAAAAGGCGCTCTGCACCCACGCACACCAGCGCTGGTAGCGCTTATACCGCGGGCTAAACTTAGCCGCCGCTTGGGTAGTACGGGTGTATGGTATTGGGTTGCCTGTTGGGTCGTCGGGTGTACCCTCAATTAAGAATTTAATAATCATTGTTTTTTACTCTTTTCCCTGTTAGGGTTGCCAGCAAGCGTTTTGCAAATGCCAGCAGGTTTAATGGTAAGTTCACATACCAAGGGCGCCTAAATTGGCGGGTAAGCGCCTTTTCTATGCTTTTAAAATCGTCGGGTGTTCGCGCCCCCAGCTTTGCCATAGCGCGGCGGGTGTGGCGGTTCATTAGTCTATTTTGTTACCTGTAAATGTTGGCAATGGTTCCAAAAGGTCTACTGCCTCGCGCAGCTTTTCTAAGTATTCAGGGTTTAATTTGGTATTTGGTAGTAACAAAATGATTTTATTACCGTCGTATTCTGCAATTTCAGGTATGCACTTAATCGCTTTAATGTTTACCACTACCGCCCTAACATTAGGGTTAGCAATTCCTTTTTCCCATTGCTCGCGTATTTCAGCAAGCTGTTGTGTTGTAATGTCCATTTGGTTTAAACCTTTCCGCGCCGTAGCGCTTTAGTTAGTAATTGCCGCGGCACTCGCCGCAGCTGTTATAGCCCCAGTCGTGGCAGTCGCACGTTTCGTACGTGTGTTTGCCAGTAAATAGGCAACCCAGTAGCCACCAAGGGCTGGCAGTTACCGCTGCCCATACCAGTATGGCGTCAATTATTATGGCGCCCCACGCTAATTTGCGTACTTTCATAATTGGTTGGTTAATTGCTTAGTCCTCGTATTCCCCAAATTCGCTAATCAAATTGGCTTGGCACGGTACCACATTGCAGTAATAGCAATGTTGGTTGCCGCAGCCGCGCCAGCAGGCGTGCCAGCGGTGGGTTTTTATAATCCCACAAAGCAGCCGCCTAAATTGAAAATATAAACTGCGCATATTTGTTTTGTTAATTATTATTTAATCCTCAGGTAAATAAACTTTCACTACTCGCTGCCGCATTGGGTTGTTCAGTCGGTACAGTCGGTTATTCCAGCAGGTGTTACGTATAAAGCCCAGTAAATTGCGCTGTATTATTCCGCGGTAGCCGTTCTGTAAATTGTGGTATTGGGCGTGTACTGGGTAAAAATCAACCTCGCCGTTAATGCGGTAATGGTCTGGGTGCAGCTGTTGTACCGTAAAGCCTGCCCGCCGCAGCCTTGCCAATTCAACTTGCCAGTAAGCCCTGCGTGCCATACGCCGCTGTTGTTGTTCAGCTTTGTACTGTTTCCAAGGGTTTAAGGGCTGCATTTTTGTTTTTGTTAAATAGCTGCGCTTTCATTTCTGCCAGCAGTTTTAGCCTGTTTGCCTGCGCGTCTATCTCGGTTAGGCTGTTTGGCTTGGTAATAGGCTTGGCGTACTGGCGGGCTAGCCTGTCCATATTGTTATAAAAACCGTACTCGCTGTGGCTCGCCTTTATGTAGGCTGCTATAACCTCGCGGCAAAGGGCGGCGCCTAGGCTCGGCTGCATATTGGTGCAGTTCTGCAAAAACCATAAAAACAGCATTTGTATGTCATTGGCGTTTAAATGCCTCAGGGCGTGCTTAATTAGGTTGCCGTCCTTGTACCTCACAAATTGCGGTTCCACGCCGCGTATGCCCACGCAGTAAGTTTTAAAGGCACCTATAAGGTCGCGGGTGGGTAGTATTTCGCTATGCGGTTTGTGTGGTTTATGGTGTAATGTTTTTTTGTCGTTTTCGCTTGTCATTTCATTACCTTTTATGGTGTAATGCTGTTCCTGCGTTTGGGTTATCCCCTGTTTTTTTTTATCTAAAACAACGCTTGCGTTGTTATTACTTGTATTTAATTTTGTTAAAGCGGTTAGTTTTGTAGCCCTATACTTTTTAGCCCCGCTACTTTTTATAGGGGGTACTACTAAACCCCTTTTATTCTGCGTGTTTTGGGTACCCCCAGCATTTTTTGCGGGGGTATATCCAAATAGCGCCTTTTGGGTTAGTCCCTGTGTATTAAGTCTAAAGAATAATTTACTGCCTGCGTTAATCCTTTTTGCTGCAGTTTCCAATAGGGCGCCCGTATCTGAGTAAACCAAAATAAGCCCGTAGTCCACTAGGGTTTGTATTGCAGTACGTATGCTTTTATGGCTTAATCCCGTGCGCTTTTGCAGCTGCCAGTTGTTTAGCCAGTCCTCAGCCTTGCGGCGTCCAGTTTCGGCGTCTGCTACCCAGCCAAGGGTTTGGTCGGCAATTATTAAAAGCACGCATAACTCGCTATGCTTTAGTAAAGGCAGCCAATGCCTAATAATAGCGTGCGGTATTTGCGTGCTGTTTGGTAATAACGGGTTGGTCAGGTCTAAATTGTCGCTTGGGTTGGTTTCCATAGCGTGTTTTTGTTCTGTTAAGTTGGTTGGTGGTTTAAGCCAGTATTTTTTGTTTCAGTACGCTGTAGTCGGGAAAACTAGCTATTAAAATTATAGCACAAAAAATTTACGCAAGCTGGGTATAACATTGTGCAAAAGTGTACAACGCGGTGGATAAAAAATAAAAGCCAGCGTTTTTGCTGGCGTTTATTTACAGTAACGGTGTTTGGTTCGCGCGGTTAATTTCCTCTGCCCGCTTTTTCACGTGCTTGCAGGTGTGGCGGTTTCTAAAGCCTAAACACGTACACTCTATGCTGGTGCCAAAGTCTGTAACCTCATACGTGCTGTACGGGTAATGCTCGCTTTTAACCTTGGTAACAATAGGCTGCTCAAAGGCAGTAGGTTTTTTTATCGGCGGCAAAACATTGCTTGTAACCTTGTAGTCGTTAATCGCAATGTTAAACTCGGTTTGCCAATAATCTGCGCTGCCTTGCTTTATAAACTCTTGGAAAAACACGCGCTGGTCGCTCTTTTCGGTAACTATGTTGCGGTAGGTGCTAACCTTTTTAGGCACGGCTTGCTTGTTCTGCAAAAACTCTAAGCCCAATGTGGTTAGTACCCAAATACCGTTTTTAGGGTTTTCGTCGCGGTCATACTTTGCCACCAGTCCAAAGTGCTTTAGCTTTTGGAAATTGCAGGCTTGGGTATGGTTAAATCCTGTGTCGCGTATGTAGTGCGCTTGGTTTATGCCCTTGTTTTTTATCGCTTGGGCAAAAACTACTAAGCTGTCCACCAGCCCGCGCGTTAAGCTGTGCGTCCATTTTCGCATTGGGGCGCCGCAATGGTCGCAGGTTTCCACGCTCTCGTTTTCAACCTCGTGGGGTGTGTCCATATTTTTATAAGTTAATGGTTTGCTTTTGTTCCTCGGCAACTTTAAAGCCTTTAGCGTAAATGCGGGCGCTAATTGCTGCAGCGGTTCTGCCCATAATCGGGGCAATATGGCGGGGCTGCTTGCCGTCTTTTAGTAACGTTTTCAGGGTTTCGTCGTCCTCAGGCGCCCAGTATTTGTTGTGCTTAACGTTCTGCTCTTTGGCGCCCATAATCAGGGCTTTAATTTTGTCCTGTATTTGTGGGTTTTTAATCTTAACGGTTAGGTTATCAAACTCCACGGTCATTGTTGTAATCTGCATATAAGTTAGGTTGGTTAATTAGGCTTTCGGCTTTTTAATTTGTAAGTAGTCGGTCTGTTTTACCAGCACCGTGTCGCCAAACATAGTTTTTATGTTTTCGGCGCCAACGCCTTTAAGCCACGCTGGTATTAAATCCATTGCGGGTGCCTCGTGTTTTGGTACAGCTGGTACCATACGTACAAAATTAGTTAGCTTATTTTCCTTTAGCTTTTTAACTAGGTCGTCCTCGTCGCTAATACCGTAAGTTACACGGTGGGCTACTGTCGCAACATAACCAGTTGCGTGTCGTACGCTTTCCAGTTTCATTGCTTGCATAGCGGCAACAATCTGCGCCCGCTTTTCGTCTGCCTGTTTTTGTAGTTCTTTTGCTTGGGCGCTCAGGTCTGCCACGGTAGCCTCAATAGTTATAATTTCCCCAATTAAACCCTGTGGGTCTAGGGCGGCAACTAGTGCCGCCTCTAATCCGTTATTCAACATTTGGCGCCCCCTCTAGTTCAGCAATAGCTGTGTTAATTTCGTCCAGTTGGTCTTTAGTTAACTCGGTAATTTTGGCAACATCAACGTTAAACATTAGGCTAAGCCATTTAATTAGGTTAGCGTCGTCCATTACCCCTGCACTTTTCTGCGCGTACTGTCGTAAGGCAGCTAACTGCGGTATGGTTGCCCGCTGCATTATTGGCACTGGTTCAGTAGTTGTAACACTTTCGGCAACTGGTGCTTGGTCGGTTGGGTCTATACCAGTTTCAGGGTTAACAGGGTTTGGGTTTTCTACTGGTGGGGTTGGGGGTGTTTGTACTGGTGGCTCAGGTTCAGTAGGTGCGTCGTTTAACCATTCGCGTATTTGCTCGCCAGTTTCAACAGTAGGTATAAACGGGTTGCCGTCAAACAAACTGGTACGGTCTTTAGTCGCTGTAGCAACGTGGCTGTTTTGGTCTATGTCAAATACAATAGTAAATTCGTAGTCCATACCCTCACGTTGGATTGGTGCCATACCAACTTTTTTAGGTTGCAATCCCCCTTTGCTGTTACTCTCTAAAATATAATCAGTCTTAGTACGCATTGTGCCAATAATATGCGCCTTGCTTTGTAGAATTGCCTCAACTAATTTGTTGTGCTGTGGGGTAATATCAGCCCAAGCTGTATAGCTGTTACCACTCTTACTACCCTTTTTGGCTAAATCTACTTTTTCAAGTAATCCACCAGTACCAGCCCAAGCGTGGGTTAAGCTATCTAAAATAATTACGTCGTAGCCTGCTGCCTCTGCTGCTTGTATGCCAGCAACATACTTTTGCGGGTCAAAAGGTGCGTGCATAGTTAGCACGTCAAACTCAGGTACGTTGGCTTTGCCAGCCTCTAAGCTAGCGCTGCCATTTTCTGTGTCAATAACTGCGATTTTGCCATTGGGTGCAAGCCCTTTAGCAATTAGTAACGCGCTATGCGTTTTGCCGCCACCAGCTGGGGCGCAAATTGCAATGCGTGCTTTAGCCTGCTTACGCTCGGCTTTTTGGAAAACTATATTTGTTATAGCCATATGTTTTGCTTTGTTCTGTTTAGTTAATTTTAATGCTCGCCGTCCCAGTCGTCGCTGGTTGGTATCGCCTCAATTAGCGGCTTTACCTCAGCAATAACTTTTTCTTTGCCCTCTTGGTTAGCTATGGCAATAATGCGGCGGTATTGCTTGTAGCTAATGGTGCCTGTGTAACGCCAAACTCGTGGGTCGTTGTAGTCGTCGTACTCAGGCATAAACCTATGCAGTATTTCCATTAAATAACTGCGTTGGTTTAGGGCGTCTTTAAGTCTATAGTTTTCTATTTTTTCTACCATAGCTGGTTACTATTTCTATACCCCTGTGCTTGTTGGGTATAAGTTTAATTATTCCCGCTGCCTCTAACTCGCGCAGCATATACCCCGCCCACTGGGTACTATAGTTGCCGCCACGTTTGCTGCTAAAGTGTTCGGCAATTTCCAACTGGGTTGGTGCAACGTTGTTGTCTGCAAAGTAACCCCAAAGGTATTGCCGTAACTCGCTTAGCGTTTCGTGTACTGGCATACGCGTACGTTTTACTGTTGTTTTTGTCATAGTTTTATGTTAACAGAAATACAAATTAAATGCAAATTATTTTTTAATATCTCCATACCTCAAAAGGTTTACCCTCAAATAATATAAAAGGGTCAGCGTCGGTGCTTGGTTCAACTAGGGTAACAACTCGCTTAGATAACAATGCTCTAACAAAGTCTAAAGCTGTAAAACCGTAAGTGTTACCATTGCCTAAGGTTATTACAATAGTGTGGTTGTCGTCCTCGCCTGCAAGGTCAATATTTTTTATTACTTGCTGTGTAATTTCGTCCATATGTTTTGTTAAGTTAATTGTTGTAAATTTCCTGTATCTTTATTGCCTGCTCAACAGTTACTATGCTTGCAACCTCTTTAGCTTTCGGGTTGGTTGCTCGTTGGTTAGCGCTTAAAATGTCTTGTAGGTTTAACTCGTTTTTTGTTTTCATTTTATTATTGTTAATTTTTTTAATTCCAAACAAATTTGTATTGCTCGCTAAACCTACCGCCGTTATGTAGTCGGCAACACTTGCCGCACGCAATGCCACTGCGTCTGTGGCGTTTAATTACTCGCTGGCAATTTGGGCAAACTCCTGTGTATTTTTTCTCAGGTGTTACCACGTCTTGGTGGCTATAGGCACGCTGCCCGTTGCAGCCAATGCTTAGTGCTATCTGTCGCCACTGGCGGTTATGCCCTGCGGTAACAGGTGCTAGTGCGTGTGCAATTTCGTGCAGTATAGTGTCGCGCACTACTGCCTCGTCGTTAAGTTTAGTTAGCTTGGCACTCAAACTTATTTGTTGCTTGCTGTGGTTGCAGCAACCAAAACGGCGTACGCTTTGGTCAAATAAAAAACGCCAAGTATTAAGTCCATACTGTGCCATTAGTGTATGGGCTAACTCTTGCGCTTGTGGTATTTGCATATAGTTCTTAGTTAATGTTTTGTTCTGTTCGGTGTGCTTAGGGTGGCTAACAGGTCAGTTTTATTTTACCCTGCCACCCCTCGTACAAAGTAATAATAAACCAAATACAAATAAAAGTCAAATAGCGTAATTGCTCAGGTATTAGTTAGGTTTTCAATCCTTAGTAAAAGTTATCCCCAAAAGAAAAAGGCGGCAAGTTGTGGTAACTCGCGCGCCTTTCATTGCGGCTAAGGGTAGCCAAGGTAGGGTTTTATGGTAGGGTTCTAGGCTGGCTGCTGTAGGTCAAAATATAAAAACTCGCGCGCAATTTGTAGGTAGTCCTCTTTATCCAACTCGTAGTGTTGGGGAATTAGGCGCTCTAAATTGCTGTGGCATTTTCTGCAAAGGTACAACAGCGGTGTGTTGTCATTATCTGCATTTTTACCATTACCAAAAAACCGTTTTGGGTAAATATGGTGCTTGGTGCCTTGCGTAATACTTAAACATTTTGGGCATAGTATTTTGCACATTATATTTTATTGTTCCCCCTATATTTTTTGTTTTGTTTCGTGTCTAAGTATTGCTAACAACACTTAATTAAAAGGCGCAGGGGTGCTGCGCCTTTCGGTTAAACGTTGTTGCTGTAGTCAGTCATAAAGCGGCGTAGTGCCTCAACTGCTGCGCTACAAATAGTAATGCCAACTGGTACTAACCATTGGTACTGTGCTACTAAGTGCAAGTTTGGTAAAGTATCGTTAATCAAGGTAAGCAGTAATGCGTTAAGCCCTGCACCTATTGCAACCACTAAAAGGTGGCGCCCAGTTTTAATAATAGTTTCCCAATCAAGTTGCCCAGCAGGGCTGTTTGCTAATTTCATATTTTCGTAATTTGTTAATGGTACGGTTAACTTTGTAGTTCGGCTTTAACTCGTTTTACGGTGTTAAGCCAATTTGCGCTACAGGGTTGTACATAGTAGCAATTAAGTTTTTCTACTGTGTTATACCCTCGGCTGTACATACGCCCAAGCAATGCGTCTATGTCGGCTATGCCGTCAGCAAGCGTTGCGTAGTGTCGTAGGTGCGCCTCGTTCATAATACCCCAGTAATTATTGTAGGGTGCTTTAGTGCAGCGGTACTGCTCTATATAGCAAATGCCAATAATTGTAGCGCCAAACTCGCTTTGCGCGATTTGTTCGCTGTAGGGGGCTAATGGGCTGCCTAAGTTGGTTAGGTAAGCCCGTAGTTTTTCAACCTCAACCTTTCCCTTTGTATCAGTACCAGCTGGCATTGGTTTAGGTTTTGGCTTAGGTTGGTTAATCGGTTGCGGCGTCGCTGTTGGTTGCGGCGCTGCTTTCGTTTCCTCTACTTGCTGCTGTGTCTGCTGCTCAGTTATTGGTGCCTCGTCTTGCGTGTGTTTCGGTAGTGCAAGGTTTGCACCCCACACCAGTACCGTAACAACCAGCAAAATTATTAAGCGTTTTATAACCGTAGCCTTTCGTGCTTTTCCGCGCCCCCATACTGCAGCGCCTTGGTTTAAACCCGCTGCAGCCTACACGGTCAGCACTTAATTGTTAAATTACTTTACAAACCCAACGCTGGCTTTAATGTAGCCACCAAGGTTTGCGTCAACTTCCGCTTTGCTTACGGTGCCAAAAGTTTTACCTGTTAGCCCCAAGCTGTCTGCCACAAAGCCGTACAATTCAGGCGGTGTAGCAATAGGGTAGTATTTACCGTCTAGGTTTTTTACTACTAAAGTTTGTTCGCCCTCTACTTGCAGTATTTCCATTATGTTGCCCTTTCCAAAATATGGCTCAGCATTTACCCAGTCTGCAAAGGCTGGGTTGCTTACGCCGTTAATTTTTATACCAAAGTGCAGGTGTGGTGCGGTACTATTGCCCGTGTTATCACTATGCCCAATTAGTTGCCCCTTTTTTACGGTTTGCCCCTGCCCGTTAGCGCCGTTACTATCGCTAACAACCCAGTTTTGCAAATGCCCGTAAATAGAAATGCCCCACTTGTGCTTAATAATAACCGCGTTGCCATAGTCGCCTTTTACCCCCACAAATTGCACTACCCCGTCGTCGGCTGCGTACACCTCTGTGCCAGTCTTGGCTCTAAAGTCGGTGCCGTTATGTCCTGCAAGTCCAAATTTTTGGTACATTGCTGGGTTTTCGCCAAAGTGTTGGGTAATGTAAATGTCTTTTAGCGGGTAAGCTAAGTTAACTGGTGCGCCGCTTGTTTCGGCGCCGTTTATAAAATCAACCACGGTTGCTGCCTCGTACAATGGGTAATAGCCGTTGTAAACAGTTGGCAACCACGCATAACCGTTTTTACCCCAACCATTGCCCCAATGATTTTTAATTTTAATTAAGCCTTTAACTCTGTCGTAACCAACTGCGCTAACCTCGTGGGTGCCTACCATTGGCGCACCCTGCGGTGGTTGCTGTATAACGCCGTTGCTGTCAGTCGCTAAGTAGTCGCTAAAAACAGGTATGGTAATAGGGCAGCCGCCGTATTTGCTCGCATACTTGTAAATAGCAACGCACAATTCGTCAAAATTATTTAGCCACGTAAAGCCGTCTAAGCGGTCATTGTATGCCTGCTCAACAGCTACCTGCGGCACATTGCTAATGTACTCTTTATGGCTGCCTTTCGGTTCGTTCGGGAATAGGTCAGCGTCGCAAACGCCAACGCCCATACCAACCTTTAACATAATGCGGGTGTAGGTTCCCTCAGTATCGGGCATACCGTCGTTTGCCTTGCACATTGCGTAGGCAAACCTGCCGCTTTTCTTTTTAAACTGCCCGCGTAATTGCAGCCCGCCCTCTATAACGTCCATTAAAGTAAAACCCTCGCAGCTGCCGTAAATCTGCATATCAACTGGCGGCAGTTGGTCTGTTAGGTCGTACACGTCGGGTATGCCTGCAATTTCGGTGGGAATATGCAGCACGCTTGCCAGCATAATGTCGCGCTTGTCAGGTGGGCTTACTTGCCCGCCTAGCGGGTATTGTTGGTTGGTTTCCATAAGTTTGGTTTTATTCTAGTGTTTTTATCACTTGGTTAATTTCAAACTCGTTGGTCTTAATCGGTATGCTTATAGTGCGCAGCGGGTTAACCTTGTAGGTAATGGTACCCTCAAAAAAGTATTTCCCGTCAGGTAGGAATTTCGGCAGTAGGTTAATCAGCACATATTTGCCAGCCTCGTAACAGCTTGCAGCAACATTGCTGCTGGCTGGGGCATAGGCAAGTAGCACGTGGTCGCGCAGCGTCCAGTTGGTTGTTGCCTCAACTTGGCGCAGCTTGCAAAACTTTAGGCTGTAAACATATACGTTTTCGCCTGCGGTGTAACTGTCTTTTGTGGTTTGGTAGGTAATACCTTGGCGGTAGTCAACGCCGCTAAATAACGGGCGCACTAGGGTGCCGTCAACAAAGCGCAGGTAGCATATAATTGCGCCGCCTAGCAGTATTACGGTAATCCAAAACTTCATTATTAGTTTTATGTGGTGGTGGGTCATACGTTTATTTGCCTGCAAAACTTTTTAGGTATTCAACAACTACTTTAACCAAAATAGCGGTAACGCCTAAGCCAAAAGCAGTTAAAAATCCAAATACTATTTTCTCGGTCAATTTCATTGCATATTTTTTGTCGCTAGTTTCGCGCTCGGCTTGTAGCGTGTCCCGCAATTCCAACTCGCGTTGCAACTGCTCTTTTGTTTTATCGTTCATAGGGGGTAGTTGTAATGTTGGTTAAGTAGGTGGTTTAAGCCTGCTAGCCGTTTTTTGTTTCAGCCCTCGCTATGTAATTAAGCTATCGTGCTGGTTCCAAGTTCGGTAACAATTTCTGCGTCGGTTTTAAATACAACGTCGGCTGGGGGTGTTACCTGCTTTGGGTAGGCTTTAATCCAGTCGTTGTACCTTTCGCGGGTCTGGTCTTTAATCGCAGCAAGCGCAAGGGTTTTGTCGCCTGCAACGTAGGTGCATACTGGGCAAGTCGCTGGGTCAGTCCCGTTGCAGCTAACCAAAAAGGTAACTGTGTTTGGGTCTGCTGCTGCCTCGTCGGTCATTTTCACTTTAACCTCAAAGTCTTTTGTGCTGCCGTCGGGGTTAAACTGCTTGGTAAATTTTACAACTTTTGCTTGTAACATTTTTTAGTTCCTTTCGTCGCTATTCAACCTCAGCCATAACCTCAGTAATGGTTATTGTGCGGGTTGCACCGCTAACGTTTTTTAATTTTAAGTGCGCTTTGGTTGCGTTAATCGCGTAGTCAATAAACACGGTGCTGGCAGCAAGCTGTAGGGAAATGGTAGCTGTGGTTATAAGTGTCCATACTCCGCTAACGTCGCTGTAAATTTCAATGCTGCCCGTTCCACCTGTGTAGTAGTAAATACCGCTGTAGCTGGCTGGTTGCCCAAACACACAAATGGTTGTACTCATAAAGAATAAGTACAGGTTGTTGGTTACGTTGGTGTCGGCGCTATATTCGGTTGCGGTGTCATAGCTGGTTTCAGTAATTGTTGTGCCGCTAATAGCAAGGCGGTTAAGTAATGTACCTGCGTAAATCAAGTAATCGCTGCCTGCGCTTACGGCATAAGCCATTACCATTTGGCCGCAGGTGCTAGCGCTTAGCAATAATTGGGTGTTAACAGTTACAGTTGTGCCGCTTACAGTAATAATTACCGCTTTGCTGGTGGTGTTAAAGTTAACCGCCATAAACTTGTCGGTAGTCAAACGTACTAAACAGCCATACAAAAAGCCTACTTGGTCGCCGTAGGAAATACCGCCGTTTTGGTTGCCGTTAATCTGTACTGCGCTGCTAAATACGGTTACTGCGCTGCCTGCTGTCGGTGTGGTTCCACTCCAAGTTACGCTAATAGCCTTGGCTGCAGTTCCAGCCATATAGTACATAAGCGCTTTGTCGGTACCGTCTGCTTGGCAAATAATCGCTGCGTCGGTGCTGGCAATGGCAGTTTTGGTGCCGTGGGTAATGGTGGTGGTTGCTACTGTTGCTGCCGCATATTCGTTATTTGGGTTAGCGTTCCAAGTCAACATTACTTTGTCGGTAGCCAGCTTGGTGCTTGCCATTTGCTGTACTGCCGCGCCTGTGGTTCGGTTTGCAACGCTACCTACTGTAATGGTGCTACCGCTAAAGGTAATTACGTAACAGTCAGCGCCGCCGCCGCTTACACGCCAGCCTGCAAAAATCTTGTCGGTGTTAATCAAACAACCCGTAAGCATATAGCTGCTGTAGCCGTTGCTTACAAAGTTTGCGTCAAGGGTGGTGCTGCTGCCAAACGTCCAAGTGCCTGCTGCTGCCAAGGTTCCAACCACGCCGCGCAACCCAATGCTGCTGTCGGTGTACATAATAAAAGCGCGGGTGCTATCAATAGGTACCACTTTCATAATGCTAAGGTTGTTGGTGGTAATACCGCTTACGGTTAACCCAAGTGCTTGGGCAACTTTCATTGTTATGTACTTCCAACGTCGGTATAGGTTAGTCCAAGCCTCAGCGGTTTTAACCACGCTGCCGTTGTTAGCAACAACGCCCGTGTCTTGGGTATAGCCGCCTGCGCTGCTATAATCAGCAGTTAATTTAGTCTGTAAGCTACCCAAACCTGCGCTGTTGTTAAAGTTGGTAGGGTATAGGGTACCGTTACTGTCGGTACTCCCGTCGGGTTGCTTACTAAAACCCGTGCGTAGGTTGTCAGCTAACTTTAAAAAGTTAGGAAAATCTACACTTTTGCGCCCGCTGCTTTTTTGGCGGGGGTTTGCGTTTATTGCAATGCTCATAGTGTTTTTAGTTGGTTAATAGTTGGTTAATTATGTTTTCGCTACTGCAGTAATTTGCCCAGCACCATTGTACGTAAATGTCCAAGTGCTTGTGCCGTCGGTTACGCTGGTCAGGTAGCCAGTTGCCGCGTCGTAAGCAAATGTGTAGGTTACGCTCGTGTTGCTATCAACTACTGTAGCCACGCTGCCGTCGTCATTGTAAGTAATCGTGCCGTTATCTAATCCAAATGCGCTTGGCGGTAGGTACATCATTGGGCGCACGTCTTGCCTAATGTAGCCAGTTGCCGCGCCGCCGTCGGTATCAGTAATGGTGGTGCTGGTACTTCTAACGTAAATTTCACAAATAGGTATTTTGCTGGCTGGGTAAGCTGGTGCGGTAGGGCTTGCAGCTGGTGTGCCTGTCGTCCACGCTAGTACGCCCGCGGTGTCTATCGTTAATACGTCAATGCGGTTATCGCTTACTGGTGCGGTAACTACTGGGCTGTAACCCCCTGCAAACGTGTATTTGGTGCCGTTAATGTAGTAGGTACCAGCCTCTACATAAACAGTCATATTAGGCGTAGCTTTGGCGTGCGGTACCAAAAACGCGCCACCGCTTGCGTCAATGCGCAAGTCGTTGTATTGGCTGGCTTTGGCTTGGTCGCCTATAGCTACTGCTGTACTTTTCATAAGTGTTGGTTAGTTAATAGTAAATTCCACTTCAATGGTGGTGTCCTCGCCCGTGGCTTTCACGTAGCTTGGGCTAAACAAAGCGTGGTTAAATAGTCGCCCTGTTCCAATGGTTATACTGCCACCAATAAAGGTGCCAAACTCGTAGTAAGTGCCGTTGGCTAGTTCGGCGTCGGTCATAAAAAAGCTAATGGTCGCAACGTTGTTGCTAAGGTCGGTGTCCTCAACTGCTTTGCGCAGCGTTGGTGTAGTCAGCGCGGTATCGCTATTTGCAGGGGCGGTGCTACCCGTTCCAATTTCGCCGTAAGCAATGGCTAGGGCATAGGTAGTGTCGCCTGTCAGCTGGCGGGCAATAATGTTACGCCCGTAGCCGCCTGCGCCTGTAACAATTAAGTTGTGGTACTGTGCGCCAATTCCCAAAAAATGCTTTTCCATAATCGCCTTGCCTGCTGCCCGTAGTTCCTGCCTGCGGTTTTCTATGTAGTCTGCGGCGTCGTGGTGTCCGTTTATGCGTTCAATTACAGCCTCTTTAGCAAGTAATTGGGCTTGCTCAAATAGCGGGCGTACTTTGTTAAGTGTGCCTGCTGCGTAACGTTTAAAGGTTACTAGCCCTGCGCTTTTGCTATTCTCTTGTTGTGTAATTTTTTGCATAATCGTTTTTAATTATTTCCACGTTCCAAAGTTCCATATTAAATCATTACCACCGCTTACACCCCAAAGGTACGGTGCGCTTTTCTTACTGGCTGTTACTGCCTCTACAAATTCTACAACCTCAGGGAAAACCTCTAATCGTTGTAGTACTTCGTCGTCGCTTAGGGTAATGTTTTCACGGTCTTTACTTAGTAATCCAACCATAATGTCAGTAAATGTAGTTTCGCCGCTGGCAATAAAGTTAACGGTGTACTCCATTTGCCCGCTGGTTAGTGCTTTGCCAGTAATACGGTTAATCTTGTAAGTACCACTATTGCCTAAAATCGTGCTGTTAATTGTTACCTGCTGCCCTGTTGCCCAGCCAGTCTTAACGCTTTTAAAACTACCCTCGCTAGCACCCTCTGCCCATTTTTTAAGCAGGGTTTTGCAGTAGCTTTTAGCCTCTGCCTTACTGTTAATATCCTTTTTAACTTCTATATGTTCGTAAGTGCCGTAAGCAGCAATACTAATTTGGTCGCGTACTTTAGTAATCAACGGTATATGCGCGTCGCCCCAAATCTTAATTACATCAGTGGCAATAGGTTTGCTGGCGTCAGGGAATTTAAGCGCCTTTTCTGAGTAGTTATATAAGCAATCAAAACTTGCCTCGTCGTCTATGTTGTCAATTCCAACGGTTAGGGTTGTGCCATTTTTCTTAACGGTGTAGTTGCTATAGCGGTAAATTTGGGTAAACACGCGTTGGGTACCGTCGGCAATGTACTTGTCCACCACTTCTGCCTCAATAATTGGTGCGGTGTATTCGCCACCCCTAATAATTACGCTGTTTTTAAGTTCAATAATATTGCGGTCAAATTTTAATGTACGCCACTCTAAGTTACCGCTAGTATCGTCAATAGTGTAAGGTGCCACGCTAGTACTACTGTCAAAAAGGTGTATGTCGCCGTTATAATCCACGTACCAATCATAGTTAATTAAGTCGCAAATTTTCTGTATAGCTTTACTAGGTTGTTCGTAATTAAATTTAACTGTCCCTAGTGTTGGGGTTACGGCTGGTATATTGGCGTAAGTAAAGCCTGTTGTAAAAGTATCAATAATGTTTTTAATAATGTCGCCTGCAGTCATACTTTCATAGGCTTTAACTACCAGCTTGCGGTCTAGGTCGTGGGTTAAATCCTTGCAAATGTAATCATAGCCAAGCAAAATACCACCAATAACTTTGTCGTGGCGTTCGGTAATTGTTCCTTTAAATATTTTAACTGCGTCCTCGTATAGCTCAATACTTGCACCCATTGCTGGTATGGTCTTGCTCGGTGTTTTTTTCACGGTAAAACTAAGGGCGTCGGGTTCTTTTGTCAGCCCCTCAGTTTTTGTTAACGTTTGCCAGTCAATACTGCTGCTAACGTCTATAGTATTTACTTTAAGTATTAGGCTCATATACGTAGTTGGCGTTTAATTTCGTCAGCTAAATACCTGCCGTACTCCTGTGCCATTTCGGGTGCAGTATAAAAATTACCTTGTAAAATAATTGTGCCGCCCATACCTGCGCCAGCCATACCACCACGGCTAAGTGGTACTACTGCCTCAGCCCCAGCCTCGCCAATAAGCGCAATGGTTGGTTTGGTTACAATTCCACCTTTAGCAAGGTGGGGAATTTCGGGAATTTGGGGCGCACTAAATCCTAACTTGCTGGCACCGCTGCTTGCTACTCGGTTAACTGCTGCAATAAAGCCGTTAATCTTATCAATAATCCAGTTAATACTACCTTTAACAGTGTTTTCTATACTCTGCCAAACGCTGGTTACAGTGTTGGCTGCTCGTTCCCACATACCGCTAAAGGCACTTTCAAAGGGTGCAGCAAATGCGTTAAAGCCGCTAAGTATCCAGTCCCAGCCAGCTTGTAAGGTATTTTTTATGCTATCCCAAACGGTAGTAAGTACGCTGCTGGTAGTTGTCCAAAATAGGTGCCAGCTATCGCCTAGTATTTTTGTAGCTGCTGTAAATACACCTTTAATTAGTTCCCACGCCTGTTGTAAAAACAACACAATACTTTGCCATATTGCCACCACGTCTATACCCATTAAGCCAAATACACCAACTATTAAAGCGGCTACAAAGCGTACGGCAAGGTCAGTTGCATTTTTTATAAACTCCCACGCACTACCAATGGCGCCAGTTATCGCGTTCCAAGTATCAATAGTTGCGGTTTTTAAATCGTCCCAGTGTTTTACTATCAAAACTATTACTGCAATAAACGGGAATAGTACCGCAAGTACAATTTCTATTGCGGTTTTAATGTTATTAGGGATACTGTTCCAAACGTCAATTACCTTTTGCTTTACCATATCCCAGTGGGTAATCAGCATTACAATACCGTAAATCAACCCACCTACTATTGCCCCACCAACCAAAAACGGCGCCAAGGCTACTGCGCTGGCTGCAAAAGCTGCTATTACAGGTATCATTGCAGTTGCCCACGCATAAAGCGCAGGTACTAGCCCGCCAATAATCGCACCTGCTACTAAAGCAATCACAATGCGGTGTTTATCTAGCCATTGCACCACGTCGCGGGTGGTGTCTATCCATTTTGGTAAAGTGTTTTGTACAAAATCATTTACCTTTTCTAATATCTTGGTCAACGTAGGCAGCAATTTGTCGCCTACCGTTTCCAAAAAATTACTCCAACTATTTTTAAATACGTCAATTTGCCCTGCCATTGTGCTAGCGTAAGCCTCAGCCTGTCCCGCTAACTTTTTCTGCAGTTCGCCTAATGCCTCAGCAGGCTTTAAATTGTCGTTAATTTCAATGCCGTATTGCTTTAAAACTTTACCGTTACCGCTAAGCACCATACCAACCATTTTGCTAGCCTCGCTCAATTCCATATGCTTGGCGCGTGCCAAGTCCATAGCAAGGCTATTGTACTGGGTAGCCTTTGTTAAATCGCCAGTACGCTGGTAAAGCTGGGCAATGCTAACGGCTGCGTCCTCGTCGTCAAAACCTAATTTGGTAACAGCTGCCGCGCTTTCCAGTATCGCGTCGCGGTGGCTAATTGCAGTAGCGCCCATAGTTTTAAGGGTAGCGTCAAAGCTAGCCATTTGTACTTGGGCGTCCATTGCTGCCTTGGCTGCCATACCGCCAAAGGCTACTGCAGCCGTGCCAACGCCAAGCAAGCCTACTGCCAACGCTTTGCTTGCGGTGGTAGCAGGCTCTAAACCCTTGCTGTAAAAGCTGCCCATACTAGCATTTAACTTTTCAATTTGGCTGCTAGCCTCGTCTTTTACGCGTACTATAATGCTAACTTCTTTTTCACTTGCCATTGGCGTGGTTGTTTAAAGGTTTATTTTTTCTTGCTGTTTTCCTCGCCCTCGGCTTTTATCATTTCCAGTATGGTGTCCAGCAAATAGGCGGGCTGGCTTTCGTACTCTTGGTGTGTCCACCCGTAACGCTCGCAAATTAGTGCCTCTAGCATTTCGGGTGTTAAGTCTGCTGTTTTCCCAGCAAAGTAGCGTTTCCAGCTATAGGCTACTTGCTCTTGGTAAAATTTGCCGTTAGCAATTCGTTACACTTGCTAATAACAAAATCGTATTCCTCAGGGCTTTGGTCTAGCAGGGTGTCGGTAATGTTTTCAGTAATGCCGTCGTAGCTAACTACCATTGCGGTAATCATTTCGCGCTCTGCAACGTCAATGCCTGTAATATCCATTTTGCCCATTGCTGCGCTGCCGTCGTCTTTTACTTCAACGTGTTTGCCAAAAACTGCACGCAAGGTATTGCGCTCGCGGGCAGTAATGTAGCTTTTTAATACCAGCTGCTTTTTTGCTGGGGTTTCCAACGTTTCGGTTGGTCTTGTTGTTTGCTCGTTCATAGGGGTTTAAGCCTTTCGTACCTTTAGTTATTAGTAGCTGGCTACTGCGTTGGTACAAACTGCAGTAATCATTTTTGCGTCGGTTGTGTCGTAGTGCGCTTTAAAATCTACACTTTCCATCATTAAGTCGTGCAACTTAACTGGGGTGCTATCCTTGCTAAAGATAACTTTATGCAAGTCAATTTTTACCTCAGGGTTTGCAGCGCTGCCAATGGTTACGTCGGTGTTAATCAAGTCAATGCGCATTGCCTTTTTAGTTCCAGCCAATGTAAAGGTTTTAAAGTCGCTTTCATTCTGGTACATAGCCTCAACGCTACCCTCAATGCTAATTTGCTTGTTAAGGAAATCAGCAGGGGCAACGCTGCCAAGTACAAAATCAGGTTCCAAGTTTTTGCTAATTTTCAACTTCAAAGACTTAATAACCTGTGCGCTTGCTGCACCTAATCCGCTTTGTGCGCTGGCTAACTTAAACACAACGTGCTGCGGCAAAAAGCGGTTTTCAGTTGTGTTGCTTACGCTCAATGTTGCGGTAGCACCCTTTTTAGCTTTAAAGCTAACGCTATATTCAAGGTATTTGCCCTGTTCATAGCTAATTTCTAGGCTTTCCAAACAGCCCATAGCGTGCTTGTAATCTGCACTTGCTAGCGGGTCATTCTTAAACAAACTTACAGCTTGGTGCTGTGCGCTCTGTGCCACGGTAATGGTGTGGTCTTTAATGCTGGCGTCGCTGTCTGCATTGTCGCCTGTGCTAAGGCTGCCAAGTGCAGCTAGCAAAATAAGCGGAAAATGCTTATCGCCAATAGGCGCTTTGTATGTTACGTCAGCCCATTGCTTTACTATGTCCTCGCCTTGGCTTTCCTCAATAACGCCAAGGGTTTGGTCGTTAACTACTCGCTCGTCGCTTTCGCTAACGTCAAACTCGTTAGTTTGTAACCAGTAAGTAGCTGCGCTTTCGGCGGTGCCTCTTACGGTTTCCTTTGCAATTCCTAATTGCAGTAATTTACCTATACCTTTGCTCATATAATTTGTTGGTTAATTGGTTAATAATTTTATTCTTGGTCGTCTGCTGGGGTTTCGGGCTTTGCGGGTTCGTCAACGGGCTGGCGTTGCTTTTCCCACTTTTCCTGCGCCTCAGCGGGGCTATTGGCTACCACGGTTAGGGGTTTATATTTTTGTTCCCCTGCAAAATGGTATTCCTCGCCTTGCTGCTTTTGCAGCGTGTCGGTTCGGTCTATCATTTTGTCTTTGCTGTTTTTAATCATAATTGTTTGTTAATTACTTAAAAGGTTAATTGTATGCTTGCCTTGGCTCTCACTTGCACCGTAAACCATATGTAGGTTTGGTCAGCCGTGGTGCTTGCAGCAGGTGCGCTTGCTGTCGGTTCTATCGCACCGTCGGCAGCGCCGCCAAGGGTGGGGTCGTTGTCAAAGCTATCTAGTATTGCCTCTATAAGCGTTTCAATTTCAGTAGCGCTGCTTACATTCTCGGCTTTTTGTATAACCACAACGTCAAAGGTGTAAGTGCGTATGTTGTCGCGGTTGGTGTATGCCTCGCTCGCAATGCTTGGGGTGTTAATCAAAGCTACAGGGTAGGCGCCAACGTCGCGCTGTATCGGGTCAAATGTAAAGTCGTCGCTAATTACCTCGCCCAGCGTGCCTGCCGTTTTCAATGCGTCTAGGTTGGTTTTTATGGCTGCTTTAATTGTGGCTAATTTGCTCATACTATTTTGTTAATGCGTCTGCTAATTGGTCTAGTGCCTCGTCAAAATGCCTGTCCCCTGCGCTTTGGCTGGCGTTTAGTATTCTCGGCATAAAGGGGTTGCCTACTGCAAAGCCAAACATTTTACCGCCGCGTACTATGTTATGCCCCTCGTGTACCCACGGCGCGTACTTTACTTGCGGTGCAATGCTGCCCTCTAAATTGTCAGGGCTGGCTAGCACTATACCCTCGGAAAAGCTGCTTAGTAATCTACCAGTACGTTGGCTGCGCGGGGTTACAAACTGCAGTACGGGGTCAACGGCGTTTTTGTGCATTTCCGCTAAAAAGGCGTTAATGGCGTTGGCAAATATCGGCTTGGCGTGCTGCGGGAATAAGCGCAGGTTTTCGCGTACTTGGTCTAATCCTTTGGGTGTAAACTCTATCATACAAATTGCGGCAAGCGCTTATATCTGCTTAATATCTGCTGGTCTAATGCGTCCAAGTCTTTTTGCCAACTAATGCTGCTGCCGTTAAAGCCCTCGCTGCTCTTGCCCTCTGCCTCTCTGCGTTTCAGTAAGCGGGTAACAAAGCGCTCTGCTAGGTCTGTCAGGTCAGCTGGTAGGCTGTGCTGTGTTGGGTCGCCGTAGTGTGTAAAGTCAATTAGGTAGCCACCAACGTAAGTAATGCGCACTTGGTTGCAGCCTGCTGGCATACCACCGTAAATTTTTACCATTCCGCTTTTGCCGTCCTCTAGTACCTCGTAAATGGTTGGGCTAAATGTTGCCCAAGTTTTGCTGGTACCAACTCCAACGGCGTACTCAATGCTGGTAATGCTCGCAATAGGCGCCCTCTTAACCAGTAAAATGTCGCTTGCGCGGCTGTGTATGCTGTGTACCTCTTGGGTTATCGTTTCCTGTAAAAAGCGGCGGTTAGTTTCGCCCTCTATAAAATCAGTAGCCGCGTTAATCAGCGTGTTTATTGTATTGTCCAAGCCAGTAACAGTAATACCAAGGCGGTTTTTAACTCTTACTAGGTTGGTTAGTGCGTGTGGGTACACGGCGTAAACGTCAGGCATAGTATTAAAAAATGGTTAATTTTCGGGGCGGGTTTTCGTGCCGTTTATAGCCCGCAGTTATATGGGGGTTGCCGCATATAGCGGGGGCTTAAACCAAGGCGGCACCAGCCCCCGTTGCCCTAGGGTATTTTTAAGTACCCGCTGCACGCCCCAACTAATCAGGGCGTGGCAGCCAATACTCAAAGGATATTAAGCAGGTGTGCTGCTGTTACCAACTGGCTTGTTTTGGGCATTGCCAAGCACCGCAGTTGCACCAATAAGTGCCTTAGGGCTTGTACCGTTCACAAACGCAGGGGTCATAATCACTTTAATGTAGCGGGCGCGGGTGCCGTTCAAACCCTCAATTCGGATTTGTGCGCTTGTACCGTCAGCAACCAAGCTGGCAGTAGCACCGCTAATGTCGGCATAGCTGCCGCCGCTGGTAGCACATTCTTGCACTTTGCAAGCAACGCTGTAGCTGTCAGGTGTTCCTGTAGCAGCACCAACGCTTACGTGTACCATTGCGCTGTTAAAGCCTAGGGTGTCAATTACTACACCTGTGGCAGCGCTAGCACCTTGGGCAATAGGCGCAATGGCTAGCTTTGTTTTCACGCTGTCAAATACGCTTTTCATTATTCAGCCTTTCGTGTGCGGCGGGTTTTTGGCTTTTCGTCTGTGGTTTCCTCGTCAGTATCAACTGGCGCGGTTTCCTCAACGGTTGGCTCAACCTCAGTTGCAGGTGCAATGTCGGCTGGGTCAAAAGCCTTTACCTCGTCGTCTGTTAGTTCCACAATAGTGCCTCGTTCAAAGCGGCTGCCGTGTACGCTAACAGGGTTTAATAATTCAAATTTTGGCATTGTTTTAACTTTCGTTAATTTACTGTTCAGTCCCCAGCAGCTACCAGTAAGCAAAACCAGTAGCCGCTAGGGTTTTAACTATCAACTCAAACCTCAGCTTAGGAAGCAGCGGTTTTGGCAACTGCAAATGCAGCACCAAGTGTAACTACCAAAGCGTGGCGGTGCTTGTAAACCAAACCTGTTTGGTCAGCAAGCGCAATTTCTTTACCACCAAAGCTACCGCTGTTGTACTTAGCAATAGCCATTTCGCCTCTGTCGCCGTATGCCAAAGCCTTTAAGTTTCCAAACACAATGTACTTTGTGCTTACAGCTGTTGCGCTGTTAGCAGGCAAGTGTCGTGATGTGAAAACAGGGAAGCCCCAAATGTAGCCAGCTGGCTTTTTGCCGCCGTACTGTTCAGTAGCCAAAATAGCTTGGTTTGGGTAGCCAAGTACGTAGTTACCTGCAGTATCTTTTTTAATGCGGATTTGGTGCCAAACGGTGCGGTTCATATAAAATGCTGCGCCGTCTAGTGTGCTTTCCTCAACCTGCGCAATCATATTGCTAAGGTCGTCAAGGTCAATTTCAGCAAAGGTGTCTTTGCCAGTAGCCAATGTAACTACTGTTGCGTCAGCGTGGTTAAGTACCCCAGTAAATGGGCTACCAGTTCCAGCCAAACCTTGCTTGTCAGTTACGTTAGCCAAACTTTCGCCAGCCAAAGCAAGCAACCAGTCTGCTAATTCAACTGATGTGTCAGCCATAAGGTCGTTGCCAACCACAAAGGCTAACTGCCACTTTTTAGCAATTAAGCTAGCTTGTGCAAAAGTCAAAGCGGTAGGTGTACCTGCTGTGTCAACGCCCAAGTATTCGCCCTCTAAAAAGCTACCTGTGTAGGCTGGAATATCCAGCTGGTCTGTGTTCATTGTCCACTTCTGTGCTTGGCTCATTACCAAGCCAACGCTAGCTGCAATGCGCTGTATAGCGGCTGCAACTTCTGTAGCTACCAAGTAGCCACCGCGGTTGTCAGTTTCGCCAATAAGTGCCTCGTTAGCTTTGGTATCAATTTGCATACCCATAACCAACGCTTTAGCTGCCTGCGCAAATGCGCCCTTTTGTTCGTCGGTCAAACCAGTACGGTCTTTGCCAAAAATAGCTTTTTCAAGTCTAAGTTGGTTAACCATTTTTTTGGTTTCACCAGCTACCAACGGGGAAATGGCGTCAGCAAGTCGCTTTTCCATAACCTCGTCAACAACTTTTTCAAACATAGGTTGCAACTCTTTTAAAAGTTCCTTGTCCATAATGTTTTACTCTATCCCCTTTAATTAAGTGTTAAGCAGGTCGGGGTTTTCTGCTCAACGGTTTTTAGCGGTTACTTTTTCGCGTTTTTGTTAATGCGTTCTAACGCACTACTTACGCTAGTAGCAACCAGTCGCAACACCTCGCGGTTATCAGAATACTGCTTTAACGCAGCCTTTATTTCCGCGTAGCCTTGCGGTACAGTTGGCTCATTTTGGGCGTCTGCCTTGCCAGCAGTTGCTTTGCCCTCGCCACCCTCGGCGTCTGCATTTTTCAGCAGGTCGTCAACAGCAGCTACACAATTTTTTAATTCGGCAAGTGTGTTTTCAAGTAAAGTGCGGGTTTTCTTACTCAGGGTGCGCCCCGCTTTTTGCGCAATTCCCTTTTCGCTGTCGGTCATTTCTGCGTCGTCCATTTCGGCTTGCTCGTCAGCAATAAGCTGGTTCACTACCTCTAGCATTGCGGTGGTGGCAGTAGTAACAGCGGCTTTTAAGTCGTCTAGGCTTATTGTGTCGCTGGCTGCTGCGCTCTGTACGCTCTGCAACGCTGTTTGTAGCTGCATAAAGGCTGCTAATTCGTCGGTTTCCTCTTGTTCCTCGTCGCCGTCAGCTGCCTTTTGTCCTACCTCACTAGCGCCCTCGCCGCCCTCGGCTGGGGTTTCCACCTCAGGCTGCGGGCTAGCTGTTTGGTCGTCCCCGCCTGCGGCATTGGTGCCGTCTGTTGGTTCGGCTGGGGGCGCCGTGGTAGTAGTTTCGGTAGCGCTAGGCTCACTAGCGGGTGCTGGTTCCTCGTCAGCAGGGGCAGCTGGTGCCTCAGGTTCTACTGCTGCGGGTTCTGTAGCCTGCGGTTCTGTCGCTGCAGGTTCAGCTGGTTGCTCGGCAACCTCTTTGGTCAAAAATCCTTTAACAAACATTTGCACCACGTCTAGCTTTTTCTCTGCTGCTAGGCTCAATGCCATTGGGTTGGCTGGTACTGGTACAAAAGAAAATTCCAATAATTCAGCTTTAATAATAATGCTGCCGTCGTATTCGGTAGGAATAAAGCCCACGCTGGTGGCTCTCAACATTCCTGCGTCATACAAAGCACGTACGCTCTGTGCAAAATCGTGTGCTGCAAAACGTCCCTTGGCTACCAGTTTGCCGTCTTTTACCTCTATGCTGTCGCAAACGCCAATAGGTAACTGGTAATAATCGTGCGCCCACAAAACTACTGGGTTGGCTTTGTAGTTATCTAGGTTCCAGCCGTCCTGCATTACAATATCGCCCTGTCTGTCGCGGTCAGCGGTGCTAATAATCACTTCAAAAGTGCCTGTATCGCTGGCTGCCTTGGTAGCGGCTACAGTTTCGGCAAATTCCTTTTTGCCTAAAGCCTCTACAAATGCGGCTTTTATTTCAGCCGTCAGTTTTTTAAGTTGGTTGTCCATACGCTTAGTGTTAATTTGTTGGTTAATTATTTAGTCGCTAACGCTTATTGTGTCGGGTCTTGTAAAGCAACGGCAGTTTGGGTGTAACGCCCCGCCCCCCACGTCGCTGTAGCTAATATCTAATGTGCTACCGTCTGTACCCTCTAGGGTGTCGCCTTTATCTAAAAAGTTTTCCTCAACGTCCACAATTTTACCGTCCATAGCCTCACAAAGCGGGCAAGCGTCGCTGTCGGCGGTGTACCACTTTATGGTTTTAACCACCTTGCTTTGTTTCCACGCCTCGCGGGTACCCTCGTTAGCGGTTCTAAACGTTTCGGTGCGGGCTACCATTTCTGCGCGGCTATTGTCGCTAAATTCAAATACGTTGTTAATGCGGTCTTTTAGTTCAGGTAATGTGTCGCCGTCCTCTAAGCCAGCTGCCAGCTGGTCTTTAAGCAGCTGCGCGGTGGTTTCGGTGTAGTGTTCGGCAAACAGCTTAAAGGTTTTATCAAGTGCTGCCTGTACTGCGTCGCTGTCCAAAACGTTTATTTCCATACCCAGTAATGCTGCAGCCTCGGCGCCCTCTTTGCTAAACACCTCTGTTAGCGGTGGCTTAACCAACTTTACAAACACGCCCGTGTTAGCGTCGTAATCGTCCAGTAAGTCGGCTTTCGTTTTTAAGTTAAAAGACTTGGCAGCGTTAGGTAAGTTTGCCAATGCTTGTTTTTTCAAATGGTCGTTATAGTCGCGTACCTTGTCTGCTACTACTCGCACGTATGGCTCAACGCGGCTAACAAATGATTTGTGTATTGGGTCGTATTCCTCGTGGGTCAGTTGGGTAATATCTTTTTTGCTAACCTTTATTTCCTTTACCTTTGCGTCGCGCTGCTCAACTGCTGCTGCGATTTTCTCGGCAATTTCA